AGGGAGCCGCCCAGTTACGCCATTTGGCCTCATCCGCGGAATCAATACCAGCACATACGGTACTTTTGTTTCCATCACCAAACTCTACTGATCCCCCGTTAAACCCAGCCGTAGTATTGATTACACCTGCCGTAGTAAGTACGCGAAGGTAATACGGCAATGTAAACGGATTCTTCCGGTCGGTCGAACTATCCGGTACACTTACCATCTTCTCTTCAATCAAATCAGCCAAATCAATGACTGCCTTATCCCTACGGGTCTGGACAAGGCTCACATATCCCTTGGTCGAATTCTTCTGTTGAAGAATTTCAAACTCATCCCACGAAGCATTTGTACCACACAATGCCCAATGGACATCAATCGTCTGAATGCTGTCACCAAATTTTGGCTCGTCCGTATCGTACATCTCACGATACCGGGCGTTTCCACTGGTATCAAACGATACCTTACGCTGAATACTTGTTCCACCGTCGATCTTAATGTTCTTTGTCCTGAACAGATTGGCAAAGAAATACTCGTTGTGGTCCAGGGCATACTCCAACTCTTGATCCGGCAGATCAGCTAGAGTCGTTGCAAGAAGATCAGCAATGTCTTCAGGTCTATAACCCATTTTCTATCTCCTATCCAAAAACTTTCCGCAATCCCTGTGCAGCGTTTTTGTGTACCATAACCATGTCGCCCGGCTTTCCCTCTGGCCGTTGGCCGGGGGAAGTAGGTTCAAACGTGATGGCTTTGTCCCGCTTCACAGCTTTTGCTTTAATCTCTTTTCGTATTGCTTGCTCCCGCACACCCTCCGTAGCGAGCAGGTGAGCACGTTCAAACGCCTCTTCCAGAGGCATATCCATTCCCTGTTTTTCAGCACCGAGTAAAATCAAATTAGCCTGTTCGACAACAGCCCATCGCTTTTTGATCTGGCCCTGGGTAAGCTCGTCCCAATTATTACCCTTGGTCTCTCCATACACTTCCTTGTAGGCTTTCACATCTTCTCGATTGAAGAACGTGTCTATTTGCTGCGAGATCGCGGCATCTTCCTGGGCCTGGGCTTGGGCGATCTTAGCATCAGCCTGGCCAGTGCCAGTTGAACGCATGGACGCGATGTCACCAGCCAACTTTTGATTCTGCTCAACAACCTGTTTAAGTACTCCAACAATGGGATCACCTTCGTACTCCTTCTCAAGAGCGGTGAAATCTATACCATCTGGCTTCGGCTCTGGTTTAGGTTCAGGCTTCGACTCTTCTTTAGCAGCCTGGGCCTTGCCCAACTCGGAGAACTTCTTGCTCAGGTTGTTCTGTGCCTCCAACGCTTTGGCACAATGTTTCTTTGCGAGATCAGGATTGGCTTGTGCCAACTCCTGTATATCTTCTACTGACCAACCGCTATGGACTGCGGCCCTGATCTCTGCTTGGGTCAAACCTGCCGGTTCGGGTTCCGGTTTTCCTGCCGGGTCCGGTTCTGGTTCAGGCTCCGGTTTCGGCTCAGGCTCCGGGTCTGGTTCGGGCTGAGGGTCGGGTTCCGGTTCTGGTTCAGGTTCCGGGTCCGGGGTAGGTTCCGGGTCTGGTTCCGGGGTAGGCTCGTCGCCAAATACTTTCTCCAGGTCTTCCCTGGCTTTTTCCTCTACTTGTTTCATTTTTTCTTTACGCTCGTCACTCATGGTTTTCCTTTCTTAGTTGGCGGATTAAAGTTAATCCGGGTCAGTAAGTTTTCTTAATCTTTCCGAGTGATCTTGTTCGTTGTGGTTGCTTCTCGAAACCACAAGAATTAGCATATTTTTGTTGCTGTCGAACAGAAGTGAATTTCGGTCTCCCGTCCGGCAATATTTCCACGCCAGGAAACAATGTCTTATGAGCCGGGATTTGGTCCGGGTGGATAGCCAGGGAATCACTGATATGCTCATAATCGGCTCTTCCACTCACGTTCCCACGTAAGTCCCATCTCATATCTTCCCCACACGGACACACATGCACTACCTTCGTGTTCTCATCTTCGACCGTATGGCCACACTTGTCACAAACAAACCTATGAATCATCAGTAAACCCCTTGTATAACTGATTGAGCAAGAGCCGCACTTTCTTGAGTCCCCTGGTTGAACTCTTGCGTTGGTGTTGCTATCGGACGGGCCATTGGATTCCCCTTATTCTGTGTTGCACCCTCCGGCGAGTTGCCGACCCCGGCCTTACCCAGATTCGGAGGATTGAGGGTCATCATCACTTGCATCTTCATCTGCCATTCAGGGTCAACAAACATATCCTCGACAATATCCTGAATCCCCATCTCAAATGCTACTTGACTTAAATACTTAGTGACATTAAACTGTTGCCCGATCTGCATCATTACCATCGCGGTCTGGGCTGCACCCGGTATAATATTCGTGCAAAACTCCATGATCCGTTTGGATCGGACCATTGGATCAAGCGGTGTCATGGACCTGGCCACGATCTTAAAGGTGTAGTCCAAAAAATCACCTTGTCGTTGCTCTGGGGTGAGGATCAATTCGATTTCCTGACCGCCACTCACCCGCTTGGAAAGTGGAAGCTCGATAAACGGATCGGTGTGCAAATACCACGCCAATCGCCGTTGGACTTCACCAGTAGCATCATAGAGAATATTACGCATATCCTCAATACCAATACTCGCGTTATTCTGCAACGCCTGGACCGCTGTAGCGGTCGTCCTACTTCCACCAGGAGTGGCCTGACCAGAGATAAGCTCTGGGTTCCCGGCCATGAAATTGTAGATCGTCAAAAGCTCTTGCTGGAACCGTTCGTTCTTCTCATTTTGGCCGCCCATCGACACCATGTTGATGCCTTTAGGGTCCATAGTGGGTATCCAATCACCTGTCACAGCTTCCTTAATCTGGTCTACAGTATCAACTTGAACGGGATTATATAGGCCAACATCCTTTTGGTTCTCGAACTGATGAACCATCTTGTTAAAGATACGGTTGGCTACGCGGGTCAACTCGTACCACACGGCAACCGGAGGTACAGGTAGTGGTTCGCCATCAACCGGAGGAGAAAATGACAAGAAGTTATATGCCCCTTCTTTTGGCCCGTTATACTCTTCTTTCTTCAAGAATGCTCCATGCCTCTTTTGGCACGGGTCTCCCATCCATATCACGGTCTCGGCTTCGGGCACATAAACTTGTACGATGTCCACTTCGTCCTGAAGTCGGACCATCTCATCCTTGGCTTCATTGGTCACACTCGAATACTTTCTCTGTGTCTCAACAGTAGAGGGAGTTGAAGGCAACCCACGAATAACATCGTGATTGAAACCGTCAGAATCTAACAGTATCTGGCGAGGAACTGTAACTCGATCCCACATACACTTGGCCTGTTTGATATTCGTACATGCTGGATCAAAACCAAAGTTCCAAAGACTTACATTCCGGGCATATATCTGGCCTGGATCAACAAACACGTCATCAAAGGAAAAGAGTTCGCCTGTAGCCTTGATCCCAGTCCGCATAATTCCCCAACCGAACATCGCATTGACGATCCAGGCCCTAAGCTCCTCCTTGAGCCTAATCTGCCTGGCCGTAGCATCGAGGCCGAGGCCAAGAAGCTCTGCGTATTGTTTGTAGGACTGATATGGGGTATGGACGTTGGTGATCGGATTTTCCATCACCAGGTTGGGGACGAAAGCCCGAATCGTATTGTAAACTAGGTTTAAGGGTTCCTTGCACTCACCCTTTTCCATACGGTAAAACTCAGGAATATAAGATTTGAACATCATCTGGGTTCGTTTAGCGAAATTCTCGACCCGCTTAAATCCGAGTTCTACAACGCTTTCAAGTTTTGAGGGAGTTATGTTTTCTGGCATCAGCTTTCCAGTTCTTTATTGATTATATCCTTCAGTTTTTCATGTTCTTCTGAATAGTCCAATTTGTCATAAACCCATTCCAATGCAGCTTTCCAAGCATCCCACCTCTGAATCCAATGCTCATCTTTACACTCTTGAATACTATATAACGCTCCATATACTTTTTCAAACGCTTTCATCTCATCCCCCTATACTAAAATCAAAACCTTTGCTCTGTTTGTGTTTCTGCCTCGCCCGGTTCTTAATATGCGACAGAAACCTATACCCCGCCGTATTAGTTGGGTACTTAATCTCTTCCTTCCGTTTTCTTCGAGCAAAGTCTATATCGTCGTTGGCCAGGGCATCGGCAATCACCCGGTCCCCGTGGGTTTGTTTGGATGAACTGCTCTCATGAAGCATGACAGCCGGGCCAACTCCACCACTTTCATAATGGATGTAAAGCCGGGCTTCCTCCAGAGCATCAAGCGAGTGGTTAATGAACGAACCATCTATAAGAGCTTTGTCATAGGCTGAAAGAAGCAGATATTTGCTATCCCGGCCCATGTGAAATCCATACGTTCGTTTCTGTGGGTCCGTCACCTGGCCCGTGGCCTTGCTCATATAATAGAACGGATATAAGAACTTCTTCACCATCAACCGCCCGAAGTCCCAACCTGGCCCATTGTTCTCCCACTTTAAGAACGGCAACCGCATCGGCTTGGCCCCGCCAAACCATAGGGCTATGGCCACGACCAGGGGAGCGAACTCATACGGCGGGTACTCGGCACTGGCCCACTCACCTACTTTCTCCCCGGTCTCCCGGCACTTGATCGAGATCACCGAGTTCGATGCTTCCTGCCCCTTACTCACATCAATGCCAAAGATGTAACTATCCTTCTGAGACGGCCTTCCTTCAATCAGGTCACACCAGAGTTTGAGCGGCCCGGTTCCCTGTTGCTTGGCCAGGATATTGGTCCGGTCTTTATTGGCAATCGCCTGGATCAATGCCTGATCGCTCATAGCCCTGTTCCACTTGATGCTCCAGGTCGATGTCGGGGGCTTGACGTGCATGGCAATATGGCCGTCGATGTTCTGTTCCTGGAAGAACGAGAGACCTGGCTCTGTATCCTCGCGAAGCACTTCAGTTGCGAGGAACTTGCGGCCTCTGGCCTTCTCCTCGGAGTCAAGCCACGGGCTGCGAATCTCCCACTTCCCGGACTTGGTTCTATGGACGTAACGGCCTGCTCCCTTTTCGGGGTGTTCCCAGAAAGGCATAACGAACACCTTAATGTTGGCTGTTTTGTCTGACCGCCACTTGTTGTATTCACTACCTGGTACGCTGGTGCTGTTGATGATACGCATCAAACAGGCATCGCGGCTGGCCGTTCGCATTGCGGCCCCGTTTTGAACCGCTCCGAACTCATCAAGGAGACCGATCAAACGCCTATCACCCCTGGCAGCGTGTTTAGTCGTGGATTCGCCATCAAGAGTCGATCCGGTGATTGGATTGTGCCAGTGCATGTGGGATCGGTTCTTCTGGCCCCGAAAACAGTCCGGGGGACGCATCCAACCAGGCAAAAACTCGTTGATCTTATCATGTTTCTGCATCAACGCCTTGAGATTGCCAGGTTTGTCCACATAATCCTCATTTCTGGACATCTCAAGAAGCTCACACGGCTCTTTTCGGAACAGAATCAGCCAATGAAGGAAGTCAATACAACACCAACTGGCTCCCATGTCACGTGCTTTGTCTAAAAGTATGTCCTGACCAGTGGCCAGACACTCCTCGAAGGCATCGAAAAGCTCATCCTGGATGGGCCAGGTTATCATAGGCTGATTTGGGTGTTCGGATTCGATCCTTTGGCCATCAGGGGCAACATCAAACTGGTGATATGTGATCGCAAAAGCGTTGATCCAGAACAGAATAGATTCACCACACGCAGCTAAAAGGTCTCGTTGAAGCCCTTCATCAGCCTCAGCACGTTCCAACAAATTCATTCGCCACCGAATATTCTCTTCTTTGAATTTAGGAACGACCAAACCTGTTTTAGGATCAGTCCAATACTGTTCCTCGACAGGAAAAGGTTCAGCAAGCGTTGGTTTCTGAATTGGTCTGGCCATTACTTCGACATATACCTGTGAATTTTGTTTATGTGAATCAAAAACTCTTCAACGGGCATTTTATTTTTCATTTTGTTACAAACCCCGCAACAAGCAACTGTGTTTGATATTGTATATCCTTTTGAATTATCAACACGGTCTATCCCGTTATAAATATAACTTCCATTATGGGAATCTATGTTCCACTCTTGATTTGGAGGACTCCCGCAATAATGACAATTTTGTTTAGTAAGCCTCCTAAACTCCTCTTTTGAAAGTTCAAAAGCGTAACCCCGGCGTTTAGCGTGGCGTTTGTAACCATTAAGCACTTTATTTAATGTGGATTCCCCTTTTTCTAATCTATTCCAATCATTCTGTTTACAACCACATGATTTAGATTGCCCTTGTACAAGACTTTGGCTTTGCACCGCTTTAATCTTACCACAACAACATTTGCATTTCCAGTAAACAACAGAACTATATGGTTTGCGGCTGTATACTTTAGTATGGCTATATTCTAAAACAGCCCAATTGCCAAATTTTTTTCCGGTTAGGTCTAATATTTGCCCATTTAAGT